GTAGTTTGCAATATCTTTATCGGTTGCCTCAAACTGCAGCGACAGCCCCATATCGTCAGCAATTTGCTTTGCAATAGATGAAACAGGCGTTACCGGTGTGCTGCTATTTGTAACAATCTTTCCTTTGAATGTGTCAGCTGTCAAAGCCCTGATGCTGGTAACAATATCAGGCGGCTGGGTGCCACCAACAGAAACAATGTCGCCCCTATACAAAACAAAATAGCCGGTGCTTTCCCGGCCTGCTTCCACAATTATGCGCGAGCGCTTATTGGTTCGTATGCGGTTGTAGGGGTTTCCCTCAGTTTCTAAAAAGTCTCGAGTATTTTTATCGAGGTTGGCAATTGTGATATTGCACTCATTTTGAATTGGGCTTCCTGATTTGAAGCCTTGGCAAGTGATGGCCAGATTTTCATAAACGTTAAGCTTTCCATTTACCTCAATGCCGACCCTAAGTAACCGTTTATCAAGCACGTAAAGCCTCTATTTCTGAGCCAGAGAAGTAAAATAAAAACTGGTCAATGCCAAAGTTTTGGTAATATGGGATTTGTTCATCAGTGGTTGAAAAAATGAAGTTGCCGCCACCATCACGCAAGTATTCATAAGGGATTAGCGGCGTTCCACCAACGCAACGCACGCCCTCAATAAGTAGCTCATCGTTTTTTGTGATATTGGCAACCATGCTTGTTTTTGTTGCCTTAATGTCTATGTCGTAACGGTCATTATCAAGCTGGATTGAAAAGCTTTGATTTGGCGTTGCTTCTAGTGGTACCAGGCTGCTCATTCAAGTATGCCCTCAATAAATTCTTGTGCTTGGTCAAATATTTGCGCTGCAACACTGCTGGCATCAGCTGGGTTTTGCTCGCCGCGGTCAACGCTTGTTGCTTGGTCTTTCCGTGCCACTTCCTGAAACTGCAAAGTTGCAATGATAACGCTCTCGAACTGGGTTTCCTCCATTTCCAAAACCATATCAATGGCATCAAACTTTTCTGGATTTTCCTCGTGCGGCAAACCGGTGATGAGCATATTGGTAAAGTTGGCTGCTTTAGTTCGGACCTCAAATAAATCACCGGATTGGTACGCCTGCCTGATTTGGTTGTAGGTATCTTTGTAAAGGCCTTTTGGTATTGTTAAGGAAAGCGACACTTGATCGGGATTGATAACAATGTGATCGGTTATGACAGTGCTGTCCTCAAGCGGATGGTCAAACTTTTGCAAGGTGCTGTTGATAGCAGCTTTCATTGGTATGGCATCGGCAAACACCTGCTCCTCGCTGGTGTTATAAATTGCCACAACATCAGTGGCAAAAAATGATGCAATTCTGTCAAGTACCTGCGTCATGCGTTAAGCCCATCATCAAAAGTAACTACCGTTTGCTTCATTTGCTGCTTCAAAGTCTTGCTAATATCTGCAGCAACACCCTCAGCATCTGTTGCCTGGGTTACAACCTCAACTTTATCAATTTGCACGGTGCGATTGCCACCATTGCTTGTGTTGTTTGCAATGCTTTGCGAGGTTGATGCACCTAAAGGGCTATTAGCAGCCTCTGCCAAAAGCTGCTTACCAAGTAACTGGCCTGCCTCGTATTTTCCAGTGAAAAATCCTTTTAAGGATTCCCAGCCGTCTTTGATTTTATCTATGCCACCAAATACACGGGAAACCATGCCATCAATAACTTGGCCAACCATTTCGCTAAAATCACGCCAATCACCCAAAGCACCGCCAAGCAGCGAATCATTGCCGGCACGCCAGTTTTCTAAATCATCGAGAAATAAGCCAATTGCAGCGCCTGCAGCAGCGATTGCAGCAGCAACCAATATAAACGGTGCAGCAGCGGCCAAAGTAGCAGCAGCAGCCTTTAGCATGGCTGGGAGGTATAAGGTTGTTATCACCGATGCAATCGTGCCAAAAAAGCCAATCATTAGAGTTTCATGCTCGTTCATAAAAACCATAATGTCGGTTATTGAATCCAAGAAAGCAGTTAGTGCCGGCAAAGCAGCGGTTATCAATCGCCTGCCAAGGGTTCCAAATATTTGCCCTGTATCACCCAGGCTATCATTGAAGTCGGCCGATGCTTCTGCTTGGGCCTTGGTAACAACACCAAGGCGCTCTTGGCGCTGAATCATTAACTCAACCTCACGCCGCCCCATTTTAAGCATTCGTATGGTTGCATCATCCAAACCAAGCTGCTGGCCAAGCGTAGCAGCCTCAGAATCATTTAAACTTGCGAACCTATCCGCAAGCTCAGGTAATACCGAAAACGCGTCACGGGCCTTGCCTGCAGCGTCAATTGCAGATATGCCAAACAAGTTAAGGAAAGGCAGTAATGAGCCCTCGCCAGTTAAGGCAATTTCATTAAGGCCTGAATTTAAGCTTTCTATTGTGCTAAGCATTTCAGCGGCACTGCCACCGGCACGCATGTTGGCTTGCTGCCAAGCATTTATGCTGGAAACATTCTTACCCCACAAATCTGCATACTTGCCAAGCTGGTCAACTTGCTGTGTAAGCTGTAAAGCTTTATTGGCAGCAGTAACAAGACCAAGTGCCGTTGCAACACCTGCAGCGGCCTTTATGGTTTTGCCAAATGATTTGTTAGCTTCCTCAGATTGCTTGGTTGTTTCCTCCAAGCCATCAGCAGCGCCATCGGCTGCCTTTTCAACGTCATCAAGGCCCTTTGCGGCCTTGTCTGCATCCGATTCAAATAGGATGAAAAATGTTTCTAATAAACTTGCCACGGCAAAGTCACTCTTGTTGTGATTCTTTAATAGCTAACCATTCATTGTAACGATTGGTAACTACAACTTCCCACAAATCAAACGCCTGTTCTAAGGTGTATCTTTCTTCGAGTTCCCAGAGCTTTGCTTGCCCTGAGCTGATGATTGCTCCAACAAATCCGTCAATGTTTTTGTAATCAACGCTTGACCCTGTTGGATTAAACCCTCGAAGAAAGTCGAGGCTTTGCCGTCTTGAAAAAAAGAGCAATTATAAGTAATTGATGCTTTCTCAAGTCTAGCTAGTGTTTCCCAATCCCCTGCATGGTTATCGATAAGTGCGTCTGCATCTAGATTGACCGGCCCGTTAGAAGTTTCAACGGCCACAAAGCGCATCATCTTTTTCATGATTACTTCGTTTTTACCATAATCGCCAAGCTTTGGTAGGCCTGACATTGGGTATTGGCTAACAATCTCACGGCCTGCAATGGCTGGGTATTTGCCAAGATAGAACGTTTTAGAGCCGCCATCAGGCAGCTCAATTTCGATTTCTTTAGGTTGTAGTAATTTAGGCGCTGTACTCATAGTGATTAATCAAACCCCACTTTATTTTCAAATGCGAATTGGAAAGTTTTAGTGCCTTTACGGCCACCCTGTTGCGCACCTGTTGACGGTGTCGCTTGAATCATTTTGCCGTTGGTATAAATAACCGGCTCCTCACCAGGCGCAACCTTTGTGCCAGTGATTGTGTCAAGCACTGCACGCTTACCCTTACCAACACGGTTGGCCTCTGCCAGTATTGATAAGTTACGGTCATTTGCGCCACCTGGTATGACAGCAATTGTCATAAGGATTGCATTAGGTGTTGACCAAGTTACCAAGTCACCGTTAAGGCCCATGGCATGGTCGCCAACTTGCAGCGGTTCAAATGCGATTGCATCTACATCGTCGGCAAACTCATCAATCTCGATGCCAACGGTTGGAAAGGTTTCTGAGGCCACAAGGATTACGCTTGTGCCAAATGCTGAAATATCACCCATTGCTGAGCCTCCTTATACTAACGAATGTTCGCCATCGACTTTGCGAATGGCGTCTGCTTTTGCGTAAACTAATGTGTAAACAATTTTGTACTCTGTTACACCGTTATTTTCAAAATCAACAACCGAGGCGCTTAAGTAATAACCTTGGTCTTGAACTTGGTACCAAGCATCCTCAACACCGGTAATGGTGGTGATTTGCTCTTTTTGTGCCGGCGTAAGCTCTTTGCCAACACTTATTGCACCGTTATTTAATGCCTCAGCAACAACGCCCTCGCGTAAAGTGGTTACAGCCTGGGCCGCACCTGATGGCGTTGCAGCAATTGCGCTTGCAGTAAGCAGCAAATTCATAAGGTCAGAACCTGCAGCATCTTTTAGCCACATTTCATTGGCATAGATATTGGTGTTAACTGGGTCGGTACCGAACACGCCTTGCAAGTAACCACGCTGGTAAAACGCAAGGTTTGTGCCGGCTGTTTGGGTCACTCCATAATAGTTAACACGAATTGCATCAAGAGCGTTAGAAGTAAGCGTATCACTGACCTTGGCCGAAAGGCCGTTAAACATTTGAAACATGTAATTCTGAACTGAGCGGCGTGCACTGTAATCAGTTGCAGCCAATACAATCATATCTGCCATTTCATCGTATTGGTCGGTTTCAGTGTCAGAGATAATAATTAACGAGGTGCCAGCATTATCTTTCACAGTATCTTGTAAAGTTGCAGCATCAGCCTGCAGTACACCAACACAATAAATGAACTTAATATTTAGGCCGGCAATATAAGCTGAAATAGCCTGCTTCTGTGCATCAGAAACAGCATCCATAAACAGGAATGAACCAAAGTTGTCACTGGCATCAACAGAGGCTTGCACAGTCTCAGAGGCTGTAAGGCCATCATCGCCATCGGAAAATATAGCGTCATTAGCTGTTGCAAGACCGGTATTCACCCAACCAATAAGAGGCAAAATGTTTGTTCCTGTCTGGCCGGCTGCACTGTTTATAACAGCATCAGCAGCAGTGCCACCAGTAAGATTAAATGAGCCACGGACAGCATCATAAGTGACAGTCGCACCAGTAAAGTTACCGTCTACATCAGCAGCCTGTACAGCAGCCTGAATTGTGCCAGCTACTGTTGCAAGATCACCATCACCGCTAAAATCGCACGGGCCAACCTCAGCTGTTACAGTTCCCATCGTCAAAAAGAAATGGCCGTCAGTAACAGCTTGGAAGCTTGCAAGCACCTTTTGAGCAGTATCACCAATGATTGATGGCGCAACCGCTGCAGCATTCCACCGGGCAAACGTTAATTTCTGGGCCTTTTTATTATTTTTGCTGATAAAGCCAAAGTAAAAAGCTGCTCGCTTGTACTCTTGGCTGTCGGTGCCAAAGTATGCACCAACGTCATCGGCGCTGGTAAAATCAATAAGCGAGTTAGTGGGCACTAACACGTTCTTGGTGAAAATACGGCCAATCAGGTCACGGCGAGGCACAATGGCCGCACCAATTACCCGGCTAACGATATCGACATATTTTTTAAATGAAATTGCCATGTTTATATCCTGTCAGTGTTGCTTTCAAATTCAGTTACTTTAGGTGTTTTGCTAATAGTAGCCTTTTGATAGCTAATAGTGAAATCAAATGACGGCTCCTGTTCAAAGCGGTCACTCTCGTTTTTAAAGAAAGGCTGCCTGATATCCAGTATGCGGATAATATTAAGCCCCTGTTCTTTAAGCTGTAGCCGCACCGATTTTGTGTTTAGGTAGGAAGAAACCTCCTCAACAATATCAAATGCGGTAGGCAAGCTGGTGTCGGCTGGGTCTTCGTCTGCCTCACTGCTTACCTGGAAAGTGGTTTCAATTACGCGGCTTTCGCTGGTGTCAAAATCATCATCAGCCTCGTTGTATTCATCTTTACGGCTTTGCCAGCCATACCGGTGGTTGGTTAGCTTAAAGCAGTACAATGCAGGGCCAACAATGGCCCCTTGCTGCCTTGGCTGGTATGCGCGTTTGTATTTAACGTCAGTGAGGCCAGCCGCTGTAAGCGCCTCCTCAAAGGTGGTTTTTAGGATTGCCCAAATATCATTTTCAGTCATTTGGCACCTCAACCATTAATACACCCGTCCAGCCATCGACAGGCTTCCAGCCGCCCTCAGTTTCCAGCTTTAAGGTTTTGCCGGTATACGTTATGCGGTCGCCTGAATTGGTGCGGCTTAAGCCCTGTACGTCTTGCGAGGTAAAGAGCATGTAATAAACCTTTTTATAATCGAGTCCCATCTTCTCAAATAGGGTGCGCGGTACAGCTTGAAAGCTGCCATAAATTGGGGTTGGTGATGCGTATTGGTCAATTTCGGTTCCAACGTCATTGGTGATTTTGCCGACCCACTTATGCAATTGGCCCTCTTGCCCTGGAATTATTGTTAAGGCTTGGTTTAAAAGGTTGTTTAAAATCATGCGTCCACCTGATGGGTTACTGATTGCAACAACAAGCCGGTTTCAACTAATGGCTTGGAATCGCCTTTGCGATCAATAGTTGCTTGCTTTAATGGCGGTGATGATATTTGCGTTATTTTTGCCGCTATATCGCCCTCAACTATGAAGCCTAGTTTATCAAGAGCTTCGGCGCTTGTCGCATTGCCAAGCATTACTGGCTTAAATATCTCACGGGCCGCTTTACGCCATGCACCGGCTTGCTCAATGGCCGTGGTGCGCATGAAAGAGCGCGGTGGGATATTGTTTTTAGGTGAGCCAAACTCATGGATGGCAGCAACATATGCAACAGGAACTGCAGGCCCTTTCTGTCCTTTCTTTTTTGGGTATTTAGTATCAAAAAAGCCGACTTTCATGGTCGGCATATTACCCAAAGTATTTCTCAGTTTATCGTAACCAGTGCCCTTTTTGCGTATGACCTTTGGCATTAGCCATTCCCAAAGCCACCGCCAACACGCCTGAAACCACGGCGCTCTGGTAAGCCGCCGATATATAAACCGCCAACAGCTTTTGCAGAAAGTAAAGCCAGTGCCATTTGGCCAAAAGGCGTTTGAGATAACCACCAAGAAAACTTGCTTTTATCGCTGCCTGGTGGAACCTGTACGGTCACAGAAACTTTATCAATGGTTGCTGATGAGATAACGCCGGCTTGTGCTGCTGGGTTATTGCCAGCAACGCCATTTGCAGCGTTTTCAAGTTGAATTACATGTGCGGTGACATATAGCAACGCATTCTCACGGCATGCACCACTAAGGTGGCCGCAATCAACATCGGATACAAAACAAGTTGCTATATCCCAACGGAGTTGGATGTAGTCGTTTGAATAAACGTTAGGACAACCAAAAACCGGGAACATTTCCCGGAATTTGGCTGGGTCTAGTGTGATTATGGTAGCCATTAAACAGCTACGTCCTCACCAGTTTTTGGTGCTTCCTTACCCTCTGCCTCGTAATCACCAGGCGTAACCGGACGCGATGGGTCATCTTGGTTTAGGTCAGATACCGCTTTCTCAGAACTGCGAGGATTTTGCTTAAGCATTTTCACGAAACCATTTTTTTCGTGAACTTGATAGCCCTTAATCTCTTTCAAGATTGCATAATCTTCTTCGCTGATTTCTGTGATAACACCGTGAGGCGTAATCAAGTTTTTATTGGCAACATTATGGCCGCCGTTGATGTTGATAACTTTTTCCACGGTTGGCACCTTGGCATTATCAACGTTTAAAAACGTGCTATACGCTTGCGGTGATGCAAGCGTACACGCGATATAGACTTTCTTACCCATAATTTTACCCCTTATAGGTTGGTTTGACGGTAAACAGCAAATGGACGCTTACAAAGCGAGCCGGCGGTAGCGTTAGAGTAATCCTCAAGATACTCTTTAGCACGCTGCTCAACTCCTAAGCTTTGGAATTTGCTCGGAACAACCTGTACAAATGTACGGCGGTCATCAGTCGAGAATTCGCTGTCTGTGATTTCTGCGTAGTAATACGCAACGTTTTGGCCACCGTTAGCACCGTTCAATTCAGGAACTGAAACAATGCGAAGCTTCGGATAGTTCTCACGAATCCAATCCAAAACACTGTTGCCAAAATCTGATGTTACAGTCATGTAATCAACAACGTCAGAAGCCACAGCCATTACGATATTATCGTTGGTTGGGTCTACACGGTCATTAGACTGTACACGTAAGCCACGCAATCCAGCACGGATATCGGCTGTAATCTGCAAGAATGTTGCAGCAGCCCAGCCGCCTGTTGGAGCATTCACATAAGGCAACAACTGAGGGTCATTCAAGAAACCGTAAGTGCGGTTCGTGCCATCGTTGTAACCAAAGAAGCCAACGCGGTTACGTTGAATTTCAAGTGCCTCTGCAGCCGCATTACGCTTTTGGCCAGCAGAATCAATTTTAATGCGTGCAGCACGCTTGCTTTCAAGGATGCCTTCACGCATACCTTCTTCAAAGCGAACAATGGTGCGGCGCTCAAAGTTGGTATTCCAGCTTGCAAGAGGAATATCGGTATAGTCGCCATACGGCTGAGTTTTACCAATATACTCAAGAACACCTTGTACAATTTCTTCATCTTCCCAAGAGCCTTGGGTAGTGATACCAATAAGCGAATCAATGCGCTTTGGCGATGTAACAATGTGAACAAAACCAGGTAGCCATTCTTGTAAGAACTGAACCGGCGTTGCAATGCTTGGCGTAGATAGCGAACTTACTAAGCCAGCATCTTCGGCATAACCAGCAGATTGCGCCATTTGCGCCAAATCAGCATGGTCAAACGCAATACCCATCTTTTCGAGGGCATCCATGGTTTGCATAGTGATTGATTTCTTGTCTTTAAATACAAGAGGTTTCATGCCCAAAGCTGAGCGGTTGAACGTTTCTTTTGCAGGTAACATATTTATCCGCTCCTTAAGACGTT